TTACCTCAGAAAACTATAATTTTATAAATAAGAAACCAAAAGGAGATTCCTAATGTCAAATAACAAATTAATGGAAGCAGCTGCAGATATTCTTGCTTCAAGCAAGGGTAAAAACGGTGCGCCGATGGAAAAAATGCCAGGCACCGAGGTTGAAGATTTGGGTGGACCAACACCACAAAACTACAAGTCAGATGATGACTCAGCAAAAATTCACGCAGGAAAAGGTGCTAAGTCTGCCGTTGCACCAACAACTAAACCATCAGATGCTTCCGCTAAAATGGAAGAAATTGAAAATTATTCTTTAGAAGAATTAAAAGAGTTTATGGTCTCTGAAGAATTTGAACAACTTGATGAGTTGTCAAAAAATACACTCAGGTCATATCTAAAAGGCAGTAGAGCTGAAAACCAAGGATCATTAGGATCTGCCGGTCATATGTCAGATAAAGCTCGTAGTCTTGGTAGAACAGATGATGATAAAGATGATGGTAGATATGAAGGTGCTAAAGCAGCAAAGAAAAGATTAAACGCAATGAAAGAAGATATTGACGCTCTCTTTGCTGACGATTCTACCATCTCAGAAGAATTCAAATCTAAAGTCTCTACAATTTTTGAAGCTCGTGTTGAAGACCGTGTATCACAAATTGAAGAAGAAATTGAAACACGTTATGCAGGCATGCTTGAAGAAGCAGTTGAATCAGTTAAAGCTGACCTTACAGAAAAAGTTGATGACTATCTTTCATATGTTGTTGAACAATGGATGGAAGAAAACGAAATCGCAATCGAATCAGGTCTTCGTGCTGAACTAACAGAAGACTTCATTGGTGGTTTGCGTAATCTATTTGCAGAACACTATATTGATGTTCCTGCTGAAAAAGTCGACCTCGTTGACGAACTTGCTGGTAAAGTTGAAGAACTTGAAAGTAAACTCAATGAAGAAATCGAGCGTGGTGTATCATATGCTAAGGCATTGGTAGAATCACGCAAGAATGAAATCGCTCGTGAAGTTACCGAAGGACTTCCTGCTACTCAGGCTGAAAAAATCAAATCACTCGCAGAGAGTGTAGAATTCTCCACAGAGGACGAATACAAATCAAAGCTTGATACTATCCGTGAAAACTACTTCCCTTCTGGTGCTAAAAAGGCAACAGAATCTCAACTAAACGAACAGTTTGAAGAAACAGAAGAAAAGAAAGTCATTCATGACCCATTCGTTGCTGCTGTCTCTCAAGCAATTTCTAAAACCAAATTTTAATTAAACTCTAGGAGATAAAAAAATGTATTTGTCCGAATCATTACAAAAAAAATGGGAAGGTGTTTTAGACCATCCCGACTTGCCAAAAATTAGTGATCCATACAAGCGTGCTGTAACAGCCGTTGTTTTGGAAAACCAAGCAACCGAAATGCAGAAATCAGGAATGATTACTGAAGCTGCACCTACTAACTCTGCTGGTACAGGCGGTTTTAGTGGTTCTTCTACTGCAACAGGTCCAGTTGCCGGTTTCGATCCAATTCTAATCAGTTTGGTTCGCCGTTCATTGCCTAACCTCATCGCTTATGATATCTGCGGTGTGCAACCAATGACAGGCCCAACAGGTTTGATTTTCGCAATGCGCTCAATGTATGACACTACACGTGCTCCATCATCTGGCATTGAAGCCTTCTTCAACGAAGCTAACACCGGTTTCTCTGGTGCTGGTACCGCTCAAACTGCATTGGCAGTTGGTGCTGCGGCCGCTAACACATTCGTTGCAAACGGTGCTCCAGTTCCAAGTGTTACTACTGCTGTTGGTGAAGATAATCCTTTCCGTGAAATGGGTTTCTCAATTGAGAAAGTTACCGTTACTGCTAACACCCGTGCCTTGAAGGCCGAGTACTCAATGGAACTCGCACAAGACTTGAAAGCTGTTCACGGTCTTGACGCAGAAACAGAATTGAGTAACATCCTTTCTACTGAGATTCTTGCAGAAATTAACCGTGAAGTTGTTCGTACAATCTACGCAACTGCTGTAACAGGCGCACAAATCGGTACTACTACTGCTGGTACTTTTGACCTTGACACCGATTCTAATGGTCGTTGGATGGTTGAAAAAGTTAAAGGTCTTGCTTTCCAAATTGAACGTGAAGCTAATGCAATTGCAAAAGCAACTCGTCGTGGCAAAGGTAATATCATGATTTGCTCTTCAGATGTTGCATCTGCATTGGCAATGGCTGGTATTCTTGATTACAACTCTGCATTGCAATCTCAAGTTAACTTGACTGTTGACGATACAGGTAACACCTTTGCAGGTACATTGTTTGGTCGTATCAAAGTGTATATTGATCCGTTCTTCGTTGCATCCGGTACATCCGAGTTTGCAGTTATCGGCTTCAAAGGTACAAATGCATATGACGCAGGTATTTTCTACTGCCCATACGTTCCTTTACAAATGGTTCGTGCAGTTGATACAACTACCTTCCAACCAAAAATTGGATTCAAGACTCGTTACGGCATGGTTGCAAATCCGTTTGCACAAGGTACTACACAAGGTGCTGGTGCTCTTCTCCAAAACGGTCAGTTGGCCAATCAATATTACAGAGCGTTCAAAGTTAAGAACATTATGTAATTCAAACCCCGATAAGAGGGTACTTAAAAGAGGCACTTCGGTGCCTCTTTTTTTTGTTATAAATAAGCATATGAGCGCAATATCAAGAAACCCAACAAATCCTAATATACTACAACCCAATAAATTCACATTGAATTTTGCAAGGGCACCAAGTATGCAATACTTCTGTCAATCAGTAAGTGTTCCAGGTATCGCATTATCAGAAGTGCCGCAAACTAATCCATTTGTAGATGTGTATTTACCTGGTGAAAAGGCCATCTATGATATATTGAATGTTACATTTTTGATTGATGAAGAATTAAAAGCATGGACAGAAATGCATGATTGGATTCGTGCAATGACTTTTCCATATGATTTTGCTGAATATCAAAGTCTAGGTCAATTGAATAGAATTGCAGGTGGTATGGTAAAACCAAAACCGCAATATTCAGATGCCTCAATTACAGTATTATCTTCTTCTAATAAACCATACTACAAGTTCAAATTTTATGATTGTTTTCCAACATCGGTATCAGCATTCATTTTAAGTGCAACCGATAGTCCTGATACCACAATGAGTGCCGATGCATCATTTAGGTATAGTTACTATGACATTGAAAAATTATTCTAAAAGGCTTGACAAGTAAACCCTTTTAGTGTATCCTCTGTAAATAGGAGGATTTATATTTTATGAAACAACTTGATGATTTGTTAGAAATGTGGCGTACCGATTCTATTATTGATAGAACAGAACCCGGTAAAGCCTTAATCAATATCCCACAACTTCACAGTAAGTATTTGAATATACTTTCAAGGCATCGTTTGCTTTCGAAAGAATCAGAATTCAAATACAACAAGATGAAGAAGTTGAAATGGGAATACTACACAGGTAAGTTAGACCAAGACCAACTTGATAAACACGGATGGGAACCATTTCCATTTGTACTTAAATCTGAGCTGACTACATACTTAGAGAGTGATGATGATATCAACAAACACATTGCTCAAAAAATAGTACATGATGAGATTGTGGAAGTATGTTCAAGTATATTAAAAGAATTAAACTCTCGCACATTTCAACTGAGAGATTTTATAGCATGGGAAAGATTTATTCAAGGTGTCTGATTTAATTCTACATAAAAAAGATGAAGCGTTTATTCAGTTTGAGTGTGACCGAAATGTTGCACAAGAACTGAGTGATTTCTTTTGCTTTTTTGTTCCGGGATTTCAATTCACACCTGCATACAAGTCACGGGTATGGGATGGTCGCATACGTTTAGCTGACCTAAGAAACTTTACCATCTATCACGGTCTTGTTCCTTATATTGAAACATTTTGTAAAGAACGGAATTACACATTAGAAATTGATTCTGATGTTAATTCTACAGAAAACTATTCTGTTGTTGAGGCAGAACAATTCATCTCAACATTAAAAATACCACTTGAAGTAAGAGACTATCAGTTAAAGTCATTCGTACACGCAGTTCGTAACAAACGAATTCTCCTACTGTCTCCTACTGCGTCTGGTAAGTCTTTAATCATATACTTGATACTAAGACACTTACAACTAGAAAACAAAAAAGGCCTGTTGATTGTACCTACTACATCTTTAGTTGAACAGATGTATAAAGATTTTGCAGACTATGGTTACGATTCTGACCAATACTGCCATCGCCAATATTCTGGTAAAGAAAAACATACAAACAAATTTATCACCATAACAACTTGGCAATCAATCTACAAAAACGACAAAGAGTATTTTGAACAATTCGAATTTGTTTTTGGTGATGAAGCACACCAATTCAAAGCCAAATCGTTGACAACTATTCTCACAGGTTGTTCTAATGCAAGTTATCGTATTGGTACAACAGGTACACTTGATGGTACACAAACACATAAACTTGTACTTGAAGGTTTATTTGGACCTGTTTACAAGGCAACATCTACTGCTGAGTTGATGGAAAAAGGACAACTTGCATCATTCAAAATTAAATGTTTGATTCTGAAATATGACGAACCAATTTGTAAACAAGCCAGAGACTGGGACTATCAATCCGAAATAGACTACATAGTTAAAAGCAAACCAAGAAATGATTTTATCAAAAACTTGGTGTTGTCTCTCAAAGGTAATACACTTGTGTTATTTCAGTTTGTTGAAAAACACGGCAAGGAGTTACATGCACTTATTAAAGAACATGCAAAAAATAGGCACGTATTCTTTGTCTTTGGTGGCACCGATGTTGAGATTCGGGAATCAGTTCGTGCAATTACTGAAAAAGAAAAAGACGCTATTATTGTGGCTTCTTATGGTACCTTTTCTACTGGCGTTAACATTCGTAACTTACACAATATTGTTTTTGCTTCTCCTTCAAAGTCTCGCATAAGAAATCTACAATCAATAGGAAGAGGATTAAGATTAGGTGATAACAAAGAAGAAGCAACTCTATTTGATATCTCAGATGATTTTAGAATAGGCAAATATACCAATTACAGCTTGCATCATTTTGTTGAGCGTGTTAAAATATACGATGATGAAAAATTTAATTACAAGTTCTACAATATCAACCTTAAAAATGACTGATATAATTCAAGGCATTAAAATAATTCGACTGCAAAGTGGAGAAGATATTATTGCAGGCCTAACACATGATGATGAATCTGAAATGATGATGCTTGATAATCCAATGCATCTTATTTTTAAGAGAACATCTCAAGGTACAGTAATGATGATGTTACCTTGGTTGCCAATTGAGTTAATTAAAGATAATACTGCAACAATTTATTCTTCTAATGTATTGACGATTGTAGATCCAAAAGATGCTCTTGTTGAATATTACGGTAACATGATTAACACAGAACAATTGAAACAGATGCGTGATGACACTATAGTGAATAATCTAAAAGAAGCTTTAGATGATAGTGATGACGATGAAGAAGACGATAACGAGGAATCATTAACTAAAGAAGAAGCGATGGAAATCATTCATCGCAGAAAGTCTAATAGGTTACATTAATGATTAACATTAAACGGAACACCGTCAGTATACAACAAGTCAAGAAGTTTGTCAACAACTATTTAAGGTAAATATGAGTGAGAAGAAACCAAAACATTATGTAAACAATGCCGATTTTCTAGAGGCTTTAACACAATACAAAAATAATTGTGCTCAAGCAAAAAAGAATGGCAAAGAAGACCCACAAATTCCAAACTACATTGGAGAGTGTTTTCTGAAGATTGCGGAACACCTGTCTCGCAAACCTAATTTCTTTTCTTATTCTTTCCGAGAAGAAATGATATCAGACGGCATTGAAAATTGCCTAATGTATTTCCGTAACTTTGATCCTGATAAGTCAAAGAACCCATTTG